CGAACGCGGTCGCCTCCCACGAGGCGCGCGCCGGCGTCGACGTCGCAGGCTTCGACGCGGCAGTACCACCCCCGGTGGCCTTGCCGTCCTGGTAGGACTTCGCGAGCTTCAACAGCTCGGCCTTACGGCGCTGCAAATCCCCAGGGCACGCGGTTGCGTACGAAGCACGGAACCGCGACCAGAGTTCCTGGTGCGTGAGCACGGTGTCATCGGTGATGTCGAAGTCGTAGCGGGTGGCGCAATCGGCGATGAGGCGCGCGAGGTTGTCGAACGTCTTGTCGCTGACCGTCCAACCGTCCGTCGAGTCATTGATGGTTTCGACGGTGATTGAGCGCGTGTCGAACGCTGCGCCGCGGCCGCCGTCACCCGACGCGCCAGAAGTCCAGGCGCGGCGATCCTCGTCAACGACACAGGTGATTGTGTCGCCGATGACATAGTTCGCCGAGACTGTGCGGGTCGCGCGCACCATCATGTCGACCACGCCGGACTGCGAGGTGCTTGCTGCGTGGTGAACGAGGAACCGATCGATCTTCGTGCCGTCACGCGAACTCGACTGGCTGCTGAGACTGATCTTGTTCGTGAGCTTCGAATGAGTCATTGCTGCCCCTTTCAGGCATGAAAAATGGCCCCGTAACGGGGATCAACGTTTGGGGCGCGGTTAGATCGCAGCGTCGGTCGCGTCAGCGAGGAGCGCGTCGTACGGCCCCATCACCGCCACCTGGCCAGCGTCGCGAGCGGTCACTACCGCATCCAGGAACCCCTCGATCTCCGCCGTCGTGATATACCCCTCCGAGTCGACCAGCGACGGATGAATCATGATCTGCACGCCCTTGCGTTGCGAGACCGCGCCATTCAGGTACGCCTCGAGCTGCGCCTGCGTCTGCTTATCCCCCGTCACATGCGTGAGCGCGTTACGCGGGTTCCCATCCAACAGCCGATACACGGTGCCAGACAGGTAGCCGGCAGTGATCGCGTGCCGCGCGAGGATATAGCGGCCCCCCTCGGTCAACAGTTGCGGGATCGTGCCACCGTTCGTGAACCCGCCAAAGTCCGTACCAGAGGAACCTGGGGGTGCCCAGCCGTCTATCTGCGCGGCCGGAATTTGCGCCTGCAGTTCGGTGAGACCGTCCTGGATCGCGGCCTGCCATTGCGCAGTCGAGTTGTCGCCCGAGCCATGATCCTTCGAATGGTTCCAGACCTCCGCGAGACCACCCTCAACCCAGCCGTTGACCATCGCCGCAGTCACACCGACGTTCTCCGAACGTGACCATTGGCCGGAGCAGAGCGCGAGACTGTACGGGATGTTGCGGGCCTCGAGCAGTGGCCGGATCTTCGTGTCGAAGTTCGCGAGGCCATGATCGAAACGGAACGAAATAACCCCGGTCGTCACTTTCTTGCGGCCACCGCGCCGGCGCACGAAGTCCTGCAGCAGCATCGCGTTCGCGAGCCCCGCGTCCTCCGCCACAACCGGCGTGGTTCCACCACCGGCCGCGAGTTCATGCCAGGCGGCACCATTCCAACCCGTCGCGGCAGGCACCGCACCGACCCGAGTGAACACGCGAGGCGCACCCGACGTGCGAGCCGTCGCACGCTGCAGCATCACTGTCGAGTCACGGAACCGCAGATTCTCGATAATCCATCCGGTCGCCGTCACCGCCGGCAAACCAGTCACCGTGGCCGGTGCGGTGACGAGCCACGCGCCCGCCTCGACATGCATGTCAACGTTCGCGGGAGTCTCGGACGTGCCGCCGAACACGGCCTGCGCCCATTCCGGGGAACCCCACGCCGTCCACGCATCGTTCGATGCGAGACGGTTCACGCGCGAGTATTTCTTCGGTGGCTGCGATGTTGACTTGTACAGGTACACGTTCTGCGTCGTCATCTGGTTCTGGGGCGTTTTTTCGACCACGAGAAGCCCCGTGACCGGTTCCGGCCAGTTGATGAGTGAGGCAGCGATCGTGGTCGATGCGACTGCATACACGCCGGGGGTGCGGAGCGTGTTCACGTCCGTGTCGGCGGGGATGAGTGCACGGATCGTGCCACGGGTTTTGAGTTCAACACCGATCAGGGTTGCGAGCTGCACCAGGTCGTCATCCACCGGTCTGCCCCTTTCCGCACCGTGTGGGTGCAACAAAAAAGCCACCCGCAGGGGTGGCTTGAGTGAGAGAGTGTGGTTAGGCGAGTGCGGCCTGGAATGCCTCGACCGGCGTCCGCAACACCGCATGCTGCGACTGGTAGTAGGTCAGATCAGCGAGGTTCCCCGCATCGATCTGCGACCGAATATAGGCCAGCACCTGCTCCAACAGTGCCGGCGTCCAATACCCGGACTGGTTCATCGTGCGCGGGTGCGCCATAATCGTCAGCGCGGTCTTGGTCGAGATCGCAGTATCGATCTCGGCCTTGATTTGTGCGTACGTGCGCTGCTCCCACGTGTAATGCCGGCCACCGATGCGGATCTTCCCGTCCAGGGGGCGGAAGTTCGTGTCGCCGATCCCGCCGGACGCGATCGCGTGATGGTCGAGGATCATCGCACCCGCGGGCGTGTTGGAGTAGCCGTCGACCCAGCCGGTGTTGAACCCGTCGAACTGGCCGCCCGTCAACCCCGGCGCGGTGTAGCCGTGGATCGTGCGTTCCAACTGGGCTTCGAGCTCGATGCGGCCGTTCACGATGTTGTCGTAGATCGCGGCCCCACCCGACTTGTCTTCGTGGTCGGCGGAATGGTTGCCCCATTCGACGTTCGCCCACGACCGGGCTTCCTCCTGCGTTGCGCCCGAGTTCTCATCGAGCGACCAGTTGCGGGAATTCATCGCGATATAGGCAGGCAGATTGTATTGCTGATGCAACGGCAGGATCGTCGACTTGAAATTCGTGAGGCCGTGGTCATACCGAAGCACGACGACGCCCTTATTCCCTGTCGAAACGAGCGGGTACGCCTCCTCAAACAGTTGCAGGCGCAGGTCACGCGCGCCAGCACTACTCCCGGCACCGCCAACCTCAATCCAGTCATTGAACGCGCCCGACGCGACCGTGAGCCGCATAAACAGCTTCGAGCCTGACAGCAGGTGCATCGACCACCACTGCACCGTGTGCGAATAGCCCGACGTGCGCGACGACACGACCGTGAACGTGCCCGGCCCGCTCATCGGCGGTTTCGCACCCACCAGCGCGTCCGCCGCAGCAGTAGACGGCACATACCATTGCCCAGTCCACTGCTGGCCGGTCATGTCATCGATCGACTGTCCATCCGGCATCAGCCCGCGATAGTCGGAATCGAGCGCACGCCACTCCGACCACACGCCCGCATCAGAAACGCTGCGGTACCAAATACCGTCAGCGGCCATGAACAGTTGCCCGCCAGCCTGGTCAGTCTGCTCGTTCGACTTCGTCACATACAGCGTGCCCGACGCCTGCGTCGGCGGCACGTTCGACCCGTTCGGAGTCGCTGACGCGCGCCGCCACACACCACGCTGAGTGAGCGTGTTCCAATCCGCAGTCGGCGTAATCGTGCGCGCATACTCCGCCGCGAGGTTCGCATCACCGAGATTGCCGATCATCGCCGCCAACGCAGCCTGCAACGTCGTAGAGTTCGCGATCTGCGACGACACCTCAGCCGGCACAATGCCGCGCACGCGCGCGTCAACCGCGGCACGAGTCTGCGTCGGGCCGGATACGAGGTTCGCAGCCACCGCGTCAGTAATTGCGGCGATACTGCCAATCAGTGTTAGAGCCATTACGACACCTCGTAAACATTCCAGGCCGTGCTACCGGCGACGATGATGATTGAGCCCTTCGCGAGGGTCGGTTCGAGGGCCTGCGCTTCCGCGAGGGTCGACACCCATTCGATGACCGGCGTGCCAGGCGGCGCCACCTTATATTGCGAGAGCGTGCCGCCAGACGCGCCAAGGTAGAACGTCCCCCACTCGGAGTACCCGCCGGGGATCTGCACGCCGTCAGGGTCCAGCCACGACTCCGCGACGCTATACACTGCGGGCCGACCAGACCGGGAGAGAATCTGCGGAGACGGGATTAAATCGACCTCGAACGCGCCCGATGACGGCACGTCAACAACGATGGTGTCGTCATTCACCAGCGATCCCGAACGCGTCCCCGGCTCCGCCAGCTTTACTTGCAACTGCGCCCGAGCCGACGCCACATGCGCCACACTCGACGGCCGCACAACCGTACCGCTATATTTCGCCATTACCGCCAGCCCCCATACTCATTAAAAATCGGAACAGGATCCTGCGCACCAGTCGACGAATCAAGGCCAAGCACCGGCCAATTCGAGTGCAGCGAATCCAGATGCAGCTCGAGGTGCAGGTGCGGCCCCGTGACATTGCCGTACGCGCCGACATGCCCGATCACCGTGTCTGCCGTCACCGAATCGCCGACCGACACCGTGCGGTCCAGCATGTGCCAATACACCGAATAGAGTCGCCTCCCCGCGTGCGATCCAGCCTCGAGCGGCCCATGATCAATGCACACAGGGTAGGGGCCGGCATCAGAATGATTCGCATAGGACGAGTTCACGACCGTGCCAGTCGCGACCGACCTCACCGCAGCACCGTACCCGGCGCCGTCATACGCGAAGTCGAGCCCGTCATGCCAGCCCTTCGCGGTGTTCCGAGTCCCGAAGTCTGCCTCGCCCGACCCATTTCCAATCGAAAACGCCTGATACGAAAACGGCGCAGCCGGGCCCTCACCCAACCCGCCAGGCGAAGTCGGGTTATCCGAGCCACCCGTACCACCAGACGAATACTTCGGGCCCCGATAGAACTTTCCGCCATCATCGACCAGCACGATGTTCATCGACGTTGGAGACGACGCCTCTGGAAGCTCGAGTGCGTACAGATCGTTGCGAAAATTCACTCGGCCACGGAGGTCGGTGGTCCCATCCACGTCGAGGATGTCGTTCAAATAGGTTTTGCCCTCGACCGCAAGCTGGCCGTTCGCGAACAGGTTGCCGTTCGAGATGAGTTGATTGGTCCATGTGTCCCCGAGTTGGGTTTGCCCCGTCACTCGCAGCAGCGCCTCAATGAGGATGGTCGCGCCGTCCTTCGCGAGGAATTGCCCGCCCGCCTCGATCACGAGCCCGTCCTGGCTTGAACGGATCGTGAGCGTGCCAGTGTCGACTGATCCGTTCTCGAGCGGGTTCGCGGTCTGGAGGTCTTTGATCTGTTTCGACAGGTCACCAATCCCGCCATCATCATCTCGGCGCAGGTTCTCTTTAGGCATTCTGGATGTCCAATCTGAGCTGCGTGGAATCGGTCGAACCGCTCACCCCGAGGATCTGAAACAGGTGCTCTTTCGCGGAATAGAGTTCGTCGCCGCCGTACTGCAACCGCACCCCAGCCCCAGGCATAAACAGCGACGGGGGAACTTCGCCGTCGCAGCGCACACCGAACGACCATTGCTCAATGTCGGAATAGTTTTCGCGGAGTTCCGCGACCGCGAGACGCCGCAACCGCGGATTATCGTCCGCTTGCTTCGCTGACGTGATCCGCTCGCGAGTGAGACCGTCAAGATCCTCCACCGAGATGCCGATGTCTTGGAACACGGCGGCCGTGGACTGCATCGACTTGCCCGAACCGCCGCCGACTTTCAGCAGTGACGTGGTTCCGCGCACGCCGTCCTTCACGATCTGCAGGTCGGTCACCCGCGACTGAAAACCAGGAGCGCGATCATGCACGAGCTCGGATTCCCACCGCAGCATGTCCACCTTCGTGTGCACCAGCCAATAGATCTCCTCATCCACGATGCGTGGCTGGAGCGCGACATCCGGTGCACCGTCATAGCCGAGGAACTCCTCGAGGATCTCGAGCGCGGTGCGTTCACGGTACGGGAACTCCCACCGGCGAGACTGCGTCGCCGTCGATGACGACCACCGAAAATCCTGATGCCGGTGATGATTCCCGGTCGGCGCGTAAATCAGCTCGCCGTTGCGGTAGATCTCTTTGCCGAGCCCGATCGACGCGGCCACGATCCACCACATCGCATCCTCGATCGTGGAGTCCACGAAGAACGTTCCGGTGCCGCCGCCCGCGATCACCTCGCGCGCCCACATCGGATACATCATCCGTTCGCCCATGAGAGACCACACGGACTCCCCCGAGACCGTCAGCACGCCCGTGCCAGGATTCCACGATGACGTGTCGATCAGTGCGTCCGCGACCGCGTACGTCTCACCAGACGACTGCACCCATCCGACGATGATCACGGTCGCCTTCTGTCGACGCCGCAACAGCTGCAGCACTTCCACCGGTACGGGCGTGAGCGCATCCCGGGTTTGGATCGTCACGTCCACCGACCCGGCGCCGTTCAGCACCGCCGAGTACGACGCGGTGGCGACGTTCGTCAGGTCATAAAACACTTTCCGAGTCACTGCGTCAGCGGCCACGATTCGCCAAGCCATGCATCCCCCTACACGTATGTGTCAGACCACGAAAACTTGACGCGCGGCGCGGTAATGTTCGACAACACCACCGTCGAAACTCCGGGCGGCAGGTACGGCATCAGCCCCGTCACTTCCGACAGCAACAGCTCCCCCGCGTTCGTCCGAGCGACACCCGTACGAGTCGTAATCTCAACCCACTGTGTCGCGGTGAGCGTGCGATCCACGCGAACCTTCCGGCCCCCGACCGTGATCGAAAACGCCGTCGATACCGGGCCCGTAATCCTGATCACGGGCCACGCATTCGCCGTCCCACGATTCACCAACTCGAGCCCCGTCGAGAGCTCCTGCGCGTGCGCGTCACCAAGCCAGAACGGCCACGGGCAGCGCAGCATCAGCTGGAACTTCGCGTGGCGATCCCGCGGGTCCCACTCCCATGTTGGCTGGTCCCACACCTGAGCGTCCGTGCTCCGAGGGATGCCCTCAACCCAGTAGACCATCGGTCGCAGATCGGCCGACGCGAGCCCCGCGAAATCGTCACGCATCACCATCAATTCGCGATGCGAGTTGGCGACGGCGATACCCGAGATCGAGCGGATCGCGGCGCCCGCATGAGTCGCCAGCGCGAAGCTTCCGTCCCCCGGTCGTGCGATGTCCTCGCCGCGGCGGCCTGCAGGAGCATCAAACCCCTGCAGGCCACTACGAGCAATACCGAACGTTTTGTCCCCAGGGACTGCTGTGTAGCCCTTCCCCCGGAACATGATCCCGCCGTACTCGACCCGCACACCACTGCTCATCGGAACCTCCGGCTTACGCCACCCAGACGTTGCATGATGATGTCGACGAGCTCGTCAACATCCTGACCCTTCTCGCCATTCACGGTGAAGTTGACCGTGAGGCCCGCTGCATCCGTGACCGCGAGGCCCGTGTCGGTGCGTTGCACGTCCACGCTCGAGGAATACGTGGCTGCGGTCTGCGCAGCCGACGCGACCTGCTTCGACATCGCCAAAGCGGCATTCGTCGACTCGCTCGCGCCCTGCTTGATACCGACCGCGAGACCCGCCGGGATCTGCTTACCGATCGTGTCGCGCATGAGCCGTGACGGTGAAGCGATTCCGAAGAAGTCCTTGACTCCCTGCCAGGCGTCACCGACGATCTCGAGCAGCGCATCCCAGATTTGCCCGCCGGCATTCACAATGCCTTCGACGATGCCCGCGATGATGTCGCCACCAAGCGACAGCCAATCGACCTCAGTGAATGCGGTGAACACGGCCGCGATGATCTCCGGGATCGCCGCGACCAGCTCCGGGATCGCCTGAATCAGCCCGCCAGCAATCGCCAGGATCATCTCTAACGCCGCCGACACCAGTTGTGGCAGGTTCTCCAGCAGGGTCGTCACGATCGCGGGAATCAGCTCGAGCACCGCGGTTATCAGCTCAGGCAGTGCGTCGAGCAGGCCCGTCACGAGGGCGAGGAGTAGCCCGATACCGGCCTCGATGATCAGAGGCAGGTTCTCTGCGATCGCTGTGATCAGCGTGGTCACGAGCGAGATCGCCGCCTCGATCAGCGTCGGCAGCATCGAGATGATGCCCTCGATCAGCGACATGACCAGCTGAATCGCGGCCTCGATGATCATGGGCAGGTTCGTGACGATGCCCTGAATCAGGCCAGTGATGAGCGATATGGAGCCCTGGATCAACAGTGGCAGCGCCTGCACGATCCCCTGTATCAGGGTCGTGACGAGCGTCACCGCGGCCTGGATGATCATTGGCAGGTTCTGCACGACCGCGTTGATCAGGCCGTTCAGCAGCAGCACCCAGCCCTTGGCGAGCAGCGGCGTCGCCTTCACGATGCCGCCGATCAGCCCCTGCACGATGCCGGTCGCCGCCGTCAGCAGCTCCGGCACAGCCTTCAGGATGCCGTCGACGATGCCGGGGATGACCTTCACGACCGTGTCGATCAAGCCCGGGAGCATGGCGAGCACCGAATCGATGATTCCCGTCAACCCGGACACGAGAGCGCTGGAGTCGGCGCCCGTGGCCATGAACGCGGCGATCGCCGCCGCCGCGATCCCGATCGGGCCGCCGAGGAACGCGAACGCGCCGCCGAGGCCACCGAGCATCCCACCCAGCACCGGGATGCGCGCCAGCAGCGGAGCTAGACCACCGATACCGATTGCAGCAAGCGCCGCACCGACCGGCGCAAGCACCGCAGCAAGGTTCGTCGCCTGCCCGCCGAGGGCATCCAGCCCGCCACCGTCCGACACGGTTTCCTTGAAGCTCGTGAACTTCTCGGTCAGCGAATCGAACAGCTCTACGAGCTTCCCGCCACCCGACGTCGTCCACTTCTCAAAGAACGGGCCAATGAGCGCGGTCACCGCGTCGACGCCCGTGCGCACCATGTCGAAGAACGACTTGAACGCCGGGAACAAGCCGCCGACGAGCTCGTCGCCCTCCATCTTCGTGCCGAGCAGCGCCATGCCGAGCCGGGAGAACGCCGACCGCGTGTTCGCGATCTTCGCTGGCAGAGTCTTGCCCATCTCTTCGGCCATGCCGCCGGTCGCGTTCGTGACCGCGGTCTGGAACGTGACGAGGTCGATCTTGCCTTCCGACGCGAGCTTCTTCACCTCGGCCGCAGGCACCCCCATGACCTCGGCGAGTTCGCCCCAAATCGGGATCTGACGGTCCGCGAGCTGCTGAATCTCCGTCGTGTACGCGGTGCCAGCGGTCGCAACCTTGCCGAAGATCGACGCGATCTCCTGCACCGGCGCACCCGACGCCGTCGCCGCGCCCTTGATCGAATCGAGGTAGCCGACAAGCTGCTCGCCCGGCTTAATCCCGGCCGTCATCGCCATTGCCGCAGCCGACGCGAGATCGTTCATCGCGAATGACGTGCCGACCGCGGCATCGTTGGCGATCTGCATCGCCTTCTCGATGTCCTCGGACGCGAATCCGAGGCCCTTCATCTTCGCGATCGACTCGTCGAGCGACGTGAGTCGCCCCATACCGCCCGCGAGAGCCGCGCCTACAGCAGCAGCGACACCAGCGACGCCAGCGGTCGCCGCCGACTGCACGGAGGAAGCGAACCGCGCGCCGAGGTCCCGCCCGACTGTGCCAATCTTGCCGACGAGGCCGGACAGGCCAGATGCGAGGGTCGACCCGATACCGGAAGCTGCGCTGCCCATCGGGCCAGGCAGCTTCGACGCGAACGCCTTCACCGAGTCCGTGACCGGCTTCAGATGTCCAGCGATCTTCGTGCCGAGGTTCACGAACGGCGTCGCGAGCTTCGTCCCGAGGTTGGAGAACAGCTGCCCCACCGGGGCAAGGAATCCGCCGACACGACCCGCTACGCCCGACAGCCACGACGACGCGGCCGTCCATCCTGCGGAGAGCTTGCCGCCGATCATCGTCGCGAGCGAACCGAACGCCGTCGACGTACGCTGCGCTGCAGCTCGGGCGATGCCACCCAGCTTCGACAGCCCAGACGCGTTCGACACCGCGCGAGCGATGCCACCGATCGAGGATGCGACGCCCGAGAACTGGGAGTTCGCGACGCGCGCGTCCTTCCATCCGTCGCGCAGCTGCTGCGCGAACGACCCGAGCTTCACCTTGTCGACGGAATCCGCGACGCGGTCGGTCGCGGTCTTGAGCCGGTCCTGCGCTGTGCGTAGTCTGTCGGAGGCGTCAGTGACCTTGTCGGTCGCGTCCTTGTGCCGCCGCCGTGCCGTCTCAACACGCTCCTCAGCGGCGACGATCTGTGAGGCACCCTCCGGGTACTTCTTCATCGCTTCCGCGAGTTTCGCCTCCGCGACACGAACCTTGCCGGCCTCGTCCTGCTGCTTCAGGCGGGCAGTAGAGAGCGCTCCGGCAGCCTTCGCGACGTTCGACTCGAGACCCTTCAGCGCACCCGCGCCAAGATCCCCAGCCGACGCCGTCAGCGTCTGCTTCAGAGACGTACCGAGCGACTGCCCGGACTCGCGGCCAGCCGACTTCATGCGGGCGGAGAATGACCGCCGGGCCTCGCCGGCAGTCCCCTCCACCTCACGATTCACCGTCTTACGGAATCCCCGCATCGACGGCGTGATCTGCACGTAGCCATGTCCGACCATCGAATCCGCCACAGCAGCCTCCTACCCATCGAAGTCCGGCATCCGCCGGAACGCTGATACCTGCGCGAGCCGTGCCCGGCCCGCCTCCACATCGGATTCAGTGACCTTGCGGTCCGCCAACTCATCAAGTCGCTGGCGTGCGCTCCACGGCAGGACTTCGTCGCTCTTGTCTCCGGTCGCTGCGGCGATCTGCACGAGGTCAACCATTGAGGCGGGATACTCCCACTTCTGCACCGCGGCGCCGAGCCGCGTCGACGGGTCCTGATAGGCGACCTTGATGAGCGAGAACGCCTCACCTGGGGAGACGGCGTCGCCCACGTCATAGACCGACACCCCGAACTCGCCCCGCAGCGTCACTGCGAGCTCGTCCGGATAGTCGTGCATGACCTGGGCGACGAACGCTATTTCCCCGAGCCGACCACCACGTTCGTAAGCTTGTTGAGCGCACCGAAATACTTCTCCGCGAGACTCATCACCTCAGCGAGGTCTCGCTCCCGAACCGACTCTGCCTCAGTCTCCATGCCGAGCAGAGTGAACAGCGTGGACATCTGGTCGACGGGCGCCTCACCCGCTTCGTCGAGTGCCTCGAGCGTCGCGAGCGACAGCTTCAACGGGATCGGGCCGATGATCTCACCGTCAACGAATCGGCCGTAGAACTGCTTCTCCGCGGTGATGACATGCTTGACGCGCGTCTGCTCTGCGATGGATTCGAGTACCTCAGCCTCGCGCTCGTCCGACCAGTCGTCGAACTCGGCGGCGGCAGGCGCATTCTTGCGAGTAGCCATAACGGTTTCCTTTCAGGGTGACGGGGTTGCGGGGTTAAAGGCGCGGCCGGGCACGACCCCGAAGCGTTCCCGACCGCGCCGGTACTGCTACGGCTCGACAGGCTCCGTCGTCTCGCCCTCGACGTACGCCTCCCAGTAGTAGGAGTTGTCGAACAGCTCATGGCGAACCCACTGGAACGTGACGGCGATGCCGTTCACTGTGCCTCGCTCGTCCTTGCCATTCGAGATCTCGGAGACCCGGACGACACCGTGCTCACGCTTGATCGCACCGGACTTGTACACCGACTCGAGCAGCACGATGTACTGGTTCGAGTTCGTGGTGTCCTTGACCTTGATGACACCGTTCGCGTCGGGCGCGCTGCCGAGGGAGAGTTCTCGGGTGATCTCGTTGTACTGCGCGAGCGTCATCGCGACCGTGATCGAACCGTCCGCGTTGATGGAGAACCCATCCTCGAGGAACTCGATCGCGTCGCCCGCCTCTCGCGACTGCTCCGGCCCGCCATCCGAGGTGCGGAGACCGAGGTACTTGAAGCCGGAGGGTACGGTCAGAGTGTCGGCGCCGAGCTGCACCGCAGTGATCACGTTCTCCTGCTCGACGGGCGCGATACCCGCGAACCCGGTCACGTAGATGAGGGCCTCGTTTACATCACGGCCCCGTGCGTCTGCCATTTGCTTCCCTTTCTGTGGAAACGACAAACGCCACCCGTGGGTGGGTGGCGTTTAGCCCGCGTGGGGCCGATTATTGGTGTTGTGTGCCGACCGAGGTCGCTTCGAGCACCGCATAGTAGCGGGCCTCGTCGTTACTCGACGGCACAGTGTACGGGCCGCTGGTGACCTGTACGTTTGCGATGGGCGACACCGCTTCTGGTGTCTCGCCCTTAATCAGTGCGACGATCATGCGAGCGGCGTCACCGGTCGGCTTCAATGCCGCACGGTTCGGGCCAATCACGGTCACACCGATCGTGGAATCTTTCATGCCGACGTCGCCCTCTGGGCCGGCGTCGACTCGGATAATGATGTGCAGCTCGCCAGGAGCGTTTGGCGCGCCGCCGGCAGTCGACGACCGTTCCGCGTTCGACACCCATGACGGGTTGATGCCGAACGCCGGGAGTCGGCCACGCAACCATCCGCACAGCCACTGCTCCAGGTCAGAATGGACGACGATCATCGCCGCTTCACCGCCCGCACCGCGCGAGCGAGGTTACCGGTCTGCGACTCGACGAGAAGAGTTTTCCAGTCCTCGCCGACGACAAGCGCGGTAACGCGGTCTCCGCTGCGCTGCCGCTTCACCTTCAACCCGTCGCGGTAGTCACCAGACTCGACCGGCGCATTCGCGTACGCAATCCCATGCACAGCATCCGCGGCCGTCTCACACAGATCGCCGACCTTCTCGCTCTCGAGGATCTCCTTGAAAAACCCGTCGTTGAACTCCATCAGTCGCCCTCCTGCATCGTGAGCCTGACCTGCGCGTACGGCGCCCACCCTGTGAACGGGTTTCGTTCCCGCAGCGGGCGACCGTTCTGCGCGAACGTGACGCCGTCGAGCTCGACCTTGTCGCCGGGATGCGGCTCAACCTCCCCCTCGGGGATATAGAGCACCCATCCGACAGTTGCACTGTCCGACTGGCCGTCGGTCGTCTCGGACGTGCTCGAGTTGAGGATGAACGCCGCCGGCGCATCGACCCGTTGCGGGTTCATCCAATCGAGACCGGTCGGTAGGCCCGAGTACGGATCAAGCGCCTTCGTCGGGCGCAGATACGTGACCATTAGACCCCCCAAGTGAGGCGGTAGCCGTCGAGGTCTGCCTTCTCATCCGCAGTGAGCAGATGCGACAGACCGCCACCGCCGGCACTCGTGAGGTACGACACCGACGCACCACCGACCGCCTGCGACCGCAACGTCGGGTCTGTGCCGAACCGCTTCGCCGACCGGCTCAGCACACCCGCGATCGCGCCGACCTCGCCCGGCTCGAATCCATGAGTGAGGTCGATCTCGACCGATCGGAACCGGTTCGGGAACCGGACGCCCTCGAGCATGCCGGCCTCAGACCATCGCACACGCTCCGTCACGTCGCGGCCGTCAACGAGCACCTGATGCAGTTCGACGATCCGCATCGTCTTCAACTTCAGCAGGTGCCTGCCGTTACCGTCGCGAATCATGGTCTCGCGCACTTGCGGCGCGACGTGCCAGCCGCAGTAGTCGCGGATCGCGGCCTGAGCGGCCTCCATCGGATCGATAGTGCCCGTGAGCATGTCGCCATAGTCCACGATCCGCGCCCCCTACTTGTCTGCCACCGTGCGGTTCTTGTTCGCTGGAGCCCGGCCCTTACGCACCGGCTTCGGCGACGCGACCGAATGCGCTACGGCTTCCTCGATCGGTACCGCGCCGAGCCGCTTCGCGTGCTCTTCGTCCAGCTGCATGCGGTGCGGGATACCCCGCACCATCACCGTGTAGTTCTTCATGACCACTCCTCGATACGGTGCTGTGGGCGAGCCGAAACCCGCCCACAGCACCTGGATCGGCTAGCCCTCGGCGGGCTCGTCCGAGATCGTGACCTTCACGAACGCCGACGGGCGACGCACGGCGAGCGCGAGACGCTCCTCGATGCGCACCGTGATGCGGTTGTTCGTGAAGTCGTCGTCGTGCGAGTTCGTCGCCTCGACGCGCACGCCGCCCTTGCGGTAGATGGTCGCGGCCTGACGGAACGCACCCACAACGGCCGTGCCCTGCGCAATCGCGGGCGTCGTGACCGTACGCAGACCCCACACGGGCGGCTGCTCGGTGAGCGTGCCGTTGCCGTACTGGCCCTGGAACATGCCGCCGCCGTAGTACTGGCCGTTCGCATCCTTCGCGAGGCGCAGCACCTGGTAGTCGGCCGGGTTGAGCACCACCGCGTCTGCGGTGAGACCCGACGCGGTCTGCACCGCGGTCTGCGCCTTGAACAGTTCGTCCGCGAGGGTCGCGGTCGTTGCGGTAGCGGTCTGCACGCCCGTGCGGTTGAGGAGACCACGCAGGTTCGCGCCGGTGCCGTTGCCGTTCAGCAGCTGCGCTTCCTCGACGAGCAGGAGCTCGTACAGGGCGCGGTTGTTGATCGACGACGCGAGCCACGCGTAGTCCTCGAGGATCTCGTCCGACTCGTTGTACCAGCCGGCGATCTTCGTGAGTGCGTCGATCTGCGGCGTCGGGTGCGTCACCGAGAACTGCGGCTTCTGCCCGTTCTCACCCACAGTCCCGAACGTGCCCTCGAGACCGCCCTCGATGAAGTAGCGGATTGCGTTGCCCGAGATGCTGCCGGAGCCGAACAGGTCGGCGAGCGACGTACGTCGCGGCGCCTGCACGACGGTGAGGTCGACGTCAGTCGCGGTCTCCCGAAGCTCCACGCCGGCGGGCGACACGATGGTGTCTGTCGCCGCCTTCACGCCGATCTCGGGAGCAGCGAACGTCGCACGCTGGCCGGGCGCGCGGCCCGACTTCACGCCCGACTCCGCGATGAAGTGGTCGCCGAGCGACGCCGGCGCTTTCTTGCCTGCGTCCGGCTCGGGGGCCTTCGCGCCGAGGAACTGCTCCATGCGTGCCGCCGAAGCGATCTTCACGTCGAGCCCCTCGATGGTCTTCGTGAGCGTGTCGACGGCCGTGTAGTCGTCGTCCGTCACCGTGCCGTCGTCGATCTTGCTCTTGATGGCGAGGAGCTCCTTCTGAGCGGCCTCGCGCTGTGCCTTGAGATTCATTCCGAATCCTTTCGGTTCGTTGCCCCCGATGTGAGGGCGATCTTGATGAGTGCGCGAGCGCGCTTCGCCTTGGCCTCGGCGTTGGCTTCCTCGTTGACCGTTTCCGGTTCCTCCGAGTTCGGCTCCTCCGCGGGCTCCTCGACGTCGTCTTGCTCGTCATCCCCCGCCGGTTCGACGGAAGTCTTGGGCTCGCCGCGCTTCACGGCGAGCAGTTCAGTAGCCTGGTTCGCGCCAACCGGCACGACCGACACCTCGTGAATCCTGAGCTTTCGCAGCTCGTACGCCCACTCGCCGTCGACCTTGACCTCGGCCGCGTCGAGAATGTCGTACGCGAAACTCATCTGCTTCACGCGGCCCTGTTTGATCAGCCGGTGCACGTATGCGCCCGTGGCGGACTCGGTGTCGAGCTGCACGGTCACCTTGAGTCCGTGCTCGTCCTCGATCGCCGACACTGTGGAGCCGATGTTCATCGTCGGGTCGTCCATGCGGTGCGACCAATAGCAGGGGATGCCTGCGCCCTGCTCGCCGTGCTCCGCGAGGGATTCGGCGAACGCGCCCTTCACGACGACATCGCCGTACGAGTCCACGTTCCCGAACACCGAGGCGTAGCCGATGAACTGGCCGTCGTCGATCTCTGCAGCGCCGAGATCGATCGCGGCGCTCTTGTACTTCAGCATGCTCTGCCCTTTCGCTCGCCGCGCGTACCAGTCGGTCGCAGCATCGATGGATGATTGAGGTCGCCCCTCAGCCCGGAGCCGCTCCATGACGGTTTCTTCACCGGGATCGAGCAGCACGAAGTTGGCGCCGAGGCCCTCCCA